TATTCCAGAGATACATAACATATAGAGCAGCTTCAAGAGCAGCAACTCAACTTGTCTCTAACCCACAACTAGTACAGCTTTTACAACAGCAAGAAGCAATGTCTAGAGCTGCCTGTATAGAATATGAATGTCAACAAGGAGATCATTCGTATTTCAATAGACCACACGAAACAGTTTATAGATCCTATCAACCCTATACTGCACTACAACGATAATGGCAAGCGTTACGCAAACAATACCAACTTTTACTGGAGGTATATCGCAACAACCTGACGAATTAAAAAGACCTGGACAGGTTAAAGATAATAAGAATGTATTTCCAGATGTTACTCATGGACTAATGAAACGTCCTGGTGGTAAACTTGTAGCATCTCTAAGTGATAACGGTACTGCAAGTTTAAACTCAGTAACTACTGGTAAATGGTTTAGTTATTATAGAGACGATGCAGAGCAATATATAGGTCAGATTGCTCAAAACGGAGATGTCAGAATGTGGAAATGCAGTGATGGGTCTGCGATGACAGTCACTAAGGATTCAGGCACTGCATCAGCTTTGACAAGTTACTTAACACACACTGCTGATTCTGATATACAAACCTTAACACTTAACGATTATACATACATAACTAATCGTACTAAGACATGTGCATTTAATAGCACTACCACTACTGCTCAAGAAAGTCAAGCGTATATTGAACTAAGAAAATTATCTTATGCTCAACAATATACAATAAATTTATTTGATAACACTGATACCCAATCAGTATTTACTGCTTTAAGAATTAATGTTACAAGAGAGGTTGATAGTGGTAATGGGTGTAAAGATGCTGATGGAGGAATGCCCTCCAGTGGTACGTTACCTGGCTCCTCTAGTAATCAAACTAGATGCGATGCTACAGCAACAGATGACAGAGATAGTTATTGCCCAAATGTTGATACTAGAATATTTTCAATTAATGATGGTGACTCAGGCGTTGCTACCGCAGCTAATGGTACAGCTCACACATATGATGTATTTGATGTAGGAGATAATAATGTAAGTAGCTTAACTGGAGCAGATGCTAGGACACCATCTAATTTATATTTCCGTATATCTACCATAGGGCAAGCCATGCCTGAAGGAGATGACGCCTCTCCAGATTACCATTGTCGTTACACAACTACACACGACTTACTATATGGTGGTACTGGTTGGAAAAAAGGTGACTACTTCACTGTATGGATGAAGAATGCTAGATATAAAATTGAGATTGCTGAGGATAGTGAATCAGTAGTCCAAGCAAATTTAGCATTAGTCAGACCTACTCCCACACCATTCGACACCGAGACTGTTATCACTGCTGAGAGCATCCTAGGTGACCTTAGAGAGAACCTTTTAGTCTTAGATGACGTAACTATAACAACTGCAGGTTCGGGCTACTCAAGCGCTCCTACCGTAGCGTTCTCTGGTGGAGGAGGTACAGGAGCTGCAGCAACAGCTACAGTAAGTGGAGGAGCTGTAACAGCTATAACCATAACCAACCATGGCAGTGGTTATACATCAGCACCTACAGTATCTTTCTCAGGAGGAGGAGGTAGTAGTGCAGCAGCTACAGCAAGGGTATTCTCTGCAGAACAGATTGGTAACGGTTTATATCTTAGCAGACCTTCTGGTACTGCTTTTAATTTATCTACTACAGTTACAGATTTACTTAGACCTCTAACAAAACAGGTTAATGATGTAGGCGAACTACCTAGACAATGTAAACATGGGTATCGTTTAAAGATTGCAAATAGTGCAGCTGATGAAGATGATTACTACGTTCAGTTCTATGGTAATAACGACAAGGATGGAGAAGGAGTATGGGAAGAGTGTGCTAAACCTGGTGTAAATACTAATTTTGATCCGGCTACAATGCCTATTCAATTAGTCAGAACCAATGCTACAACCTTTACTATCTCACAAGTTACTTGGGATCCTCGTCAAGTTGGTGATACATTAACTAACCCTGACCCTAGTTTTATTGGAAAAAAAATTAACAAGATGGTTTTCTTCAGAAATCGTCTTGTCATGTTAAGTGATGAGAATGTTATCATGTCACGACCAGGAGACTTTTTTAACTTCTGGGCTAAGACTGCTATTACATATTCATCTACTGATGCTATAGATTTATCTTGTAGTTCTGAGTTTCCAGCTATAGTATATGATGCTATACAAGTTAATGCTGGCTTGCTTTTATTTACAGCTAATCAACAGTTTATGTTGACTACAGATAGTGATGTACTAAGTCCTAATACTGCAAAGATCAATAGTGTATCAGCATATAATTTTAATACTACAACTAATCCTATTTCATTAGGAACTACTACAGGTTGGTTAGATAATGCTGGTAAACAATCTCGATTCTTTGAGATGACACGTTTAGCCAGAGAAGGAGAACCAACAGTAATAGAACAAAGTAAAGCAGTAGACAAAATATTCCCAAAAGAAATTGATTTACTATGTAATTCTAGAGAGAATAATTTACTTCTATTTGCTGAGAAAGGTGAAAGATGGGTGTACGGTTATAGATATTTCAATACAAGTGAAAACCGTTTAATGCAGTCATGGTTTAAATGGTATTTAAGTGGTACAATTCAGTATATGTGTATGCTGGATGATGCATATTATGCCGTGCTTAGAAATAACAGTAA